CTCCTGCGTCATGCGCGCCCGGCGGTCGGTATTGCTCCTGCTGGAAGCTGCGCGGGGTGGACGCCAGCGGGGCGCGTGGCTGGAAGCTCTGCGGCTGACCTTGCGCAGGCCGTGGCGTCGTGTCAGGACGGTGGATCGTACGCACGTACCCGTCCGGCTGGGGGGCCTCGTAGCCGGTCGGCAGGCGCATGACCGCGATTACGTTGGAGTACATCTGTCCGTCGTTCCCCGCCTGTTGAATCACAGAAAGCAGGCAACCCACGCCCAGCACGTTCTCCAGGTCAAACCCGGCCAGTTCTTCGGGCTTGAAGTCCATTCCCCGCCAAGTGCTCAGGTCCTTGCGTAGGCTGCTCTTCTCGTGCAGCGAGGCGGTGTACATGCGCTGGACGATGTACGGCCTGCCGTCGGGCATACGTTCCGACACCTGCCACACCAGGCGGATCTTGTGCACCATCTCGCCTTTCCATTCGTTTCTCATCTCGCCCAGGTCGATCACGTCCACGCAGACCGCAGGCCAGGTGCCAGCGGGGCAGGGGATGAAGTCGCTCCCGGTTCGTTTCACCATGATTGCCATTGCCGTTTACTCCTTTCGTGCGCAGGCACACTCCGCCTGCGCGTGGTTTGGGGGAGGTTGTGACACTACCTTGTCTCAGGCGCTGCCGTATCCGTTGGTGGCGAACCCGTAGCCACGCCGCCGCAGGAACTTGACCACCGCCGCGATCACCGGGCGGTTGCGTTCGTAGCCGCTCAGGGTCCGGCTGACCGCCGAATGGGCAACACCGATCCCGCCATCCCGCCGCCTGACGCGTGCGGCGATCTGGACGACGCTTCCCCTGCAGGAGCGTACGGCACGCGCCATCGCGTGCAGCTCCAGCGCGGTGGGGAAGTTGCTTCTGCGATTCTTTCGCTTCCCTTTTCTGATGAGTCGACTATACACCCGCTGCAATACGGCGACGTGTAGATGTTTCGCTAGTTTTAACGAAACAAATCAAATATAATTTTTCAGGCCAGATCGGATGTTACGTGTGATGAACTATACCTTGTGTGATATAAACAATCACAAGAGAACCCGGTCGCAGTCGGCCGGGAAACAGCTTAAGGAAAGGGACAACCTTCAAGTGCGTAACGGGTAGAACACAACCCAACAACGAGGAACAACCCCATGACACCGGACAGAAAGCTCAACAAGAAGGAGGAGAAGAGTGGCAAGAAAGGCACTGCCAAGGAGGAAAACGACAAAGAGCTTAAGGACTACATTGCAGTGCGTTGGCCGAGCACGTTGCGGCAGCAGCTCAAGGTTGCCGCAGCCGGACACACGCCGCCATTGACGATGACGGAGTATTTAGCCAAGTGCTTTAACGACATTCAGGACAGGGGGGGATTTGAACAGGCCAAGTCAGCCAGCCCTCGCCGTAGTGATCGGGAACAGCGCCAACGCTATCAGGTAAATAGCGAGAAGTTGTTCAAGACCAGGGACCGGCGCCTGATCGAATGTATCAACTTGCTGCTTGAATATGCGACCCGCTAGGCAGTTCTTTAAAGGACGCTTTAAGAAGTTTCAAGAAGTCGTTTCAAGAAGTCGTTTGGGCTTCTTGCGTACTGTCTGAGATGCGGCTGCTTTCTTGCTTGTAAAGTAGCCGCACATTTTCTCCTTCCCCTCCAAGCAGTCCTGCCGCATACTCTCTGTGGTTGTGCCCTGTATTAAACTACTACACGTAGCGATTTCGTTCCGCAAGGGAGGGACCGATGGTGACTCCGCGTGCGATTCTGATGCTGCTGGGCTTCGTCTGCCTGGTGCTGGCGGCGCTGGAGATTCAGCCGCAGCGCGTGAAGCTGGAGCCGCTGGGCCTGGCGTTCTGGCTGCTGGCCGTGCTGGTGAGCCAGGGGTAAGCGCGCGTGACGCCTGAGGAGATCCTGGAAAGTCTGCGCGACAACTACCCGGAGTGTCTGGTAGCGGACGGCTTTGAGGGCGCCTTGGTCGGGGTAGTCGACGGCGCCTGCCGGGAGCCGGTCGCCTGCTACGACTACGAGAAGTGCGTCGAGATCTTCATGGCGAAAGGCATGAGCGAAGAGGACGCGCACGAGTGGATGAGTTTTAACGTACTCGGTGCCTATTGCGGTGAATACACGCCGCTCTTTCTGCACGACTGGCGCAAAGAGACCGACTTGGATATTGAAGTGGAGCTGGAGCTGGACGAAGTGGAAGGGCTCAGAGAGCAGCTCCTCAAAGAGCAGCGTCAAGAACCTGAGGCAGAAACGAAACGCGGCCAGGAGTGAGCTATACTCCCAGCCGCGTCATGACACAACGACAACAAGTTGCAAACAACGAACCACCCCAGTGTATCATTGCTCGCTCAAGATCTGTTCCGTGCTGTAAGGGCACTCTGACGGGAAGTCCTCCTCGACCATCCCGGTTTCAACGCCTGCGCTGATCCGTGCGATGGCGTAAGCATCGGCAATGCTCTCGTCCAGGCAGGCTTGCAGGCTGGGCATCTTCAAAAGCAGCCTGGCAATGCGATGGCGCTGCTCCTTGATGGTTCCCTTCCAGCTTGATGAGCGCCGGTCGGGTTGAAACTCCCACTTCAATAAGTGCGTCAGGAGGATCGTCAGACGGCTTTCCAGTTGTTGCTGTTCGCTGCGTCCCAAGCTTTCCAGCTCCTCTGCGACATTCTCGGCGTCGATGGCTTCGCCAGCGCGTATCTTCTGAGCCTGTTCAAACGCCCAGGCATGGAAGTCGGTCTCGTATAGGTTCATGTCTAAGCTGCCTCTTGCGACTTTCTGCGCTTTCTGGCGGCGATGCACTTTCCGCAGCGGCAACCCTTAAGCGCACTCGGGTTGTGCTTTGCCCAACGATTGCCGCCGGATCGCGTCTTGCGCAGACCAGCGATACGCCTCTTGTACTCGCTTTGAATCTCTTCGTAGGTCGCTTGCGCTAAGGCTGTGAGAATGGGTTCCCGGTTCAGCATACTTCTTGGTTCGTCTCCTTTAGTCCTTTAGACAACAACTTGCTTATAGTTTAACAGCTTAGCTGCTTCAAGGTTCTACCGGGTCTTGCGCTCCAGGTCCTTGAGCGCCTTGGAGAAGGTCTGCTGCTGAGCGCGTGTGATCGCGCGTGTAATGATCTTGACGCGCACGGCGCGGCCGGCACACCGCCAGGTCTTGGGGTCGGTGCTGCCGGCATTCCTTCTGAGGTAGGTCATGCGCCCTGGCGCCTCGGCAACGATCACGAGCGCGTCATCCGCGCCCAGCACCGTGCCGACAAACGCGCGTGTGCCGCCGCTCACCTCGATGCGGTCGCCCACCTTGGGGTCGCGGTCCTCTACCATCGCTGGGTGCTCCTGGTCGCGATGTGCTCTTCGTCCCGGTCGTCCTGGCCCTGGTCGGGGGCGGGAAAATCCCGCCCTTCGTCCCAGTCGATCCAGTCGCAGGGTTCCAGCTCGTTGAGGTCGGTCATGGCTTACCCTTCTCCAATGATATCGAGGTAGATCAGGCGCGCGTCTTCACGGGCTACGGCGCGGGCTTCATCCGGCGAGAGGCCCTCGCGGGCTTCTTCAGTCGGGTCGTTGTACTTGTCGAGCGTAAGGCCGTGGGCCTCCGCGTACTCGATAGCGGCAAAGCCTTCTAGTCGTTTCATGTGTTGTTGCTCCTTGCCGTACGCTCCAGGCGCACGCGGAGGCACACCGCCCTGGATGGGTGGGTGTGCGACCGTGGGCGCCTAGCGGCTCTCCTGGCGCCGCCGCTCCCGGTCCAGGCGCTCCAGGCGGCGGTCGTCCATCGCCCGCTTAACCCGCGCCATGCGTTCCTTCTCGGTCGCCGGATCGTGCGCGTAGCAGTACTCCGATCCGGCGCGTGCGTGGTTGGCGCACTGGTAGCTGCTCAGGATATTGCCTGGGGTCCGTCCCAGGCAACGCTTGCGTTCGGTGGTCATCGTGCCTTCCTTTCGGCGGCGAGTTGGTCTAAACCTTCGCGGCAAATCTGGCATAGATACTGCCTGCGTCTAGGATGGCGCACGATATTCGTAATCACGTGCGTGTAGTCCGGGTCGTGGTGAGGCTTGCCCTCGACCGCGCCGCAGCACTGGCAGTAATGCCCGTAGCGTGGGTCCACCTCGGTATTCCAGAACGTGCCCGCGTAGATCTCTTCCAGCTCACAGCGCGTAAGCAGCGGGATGTCGGTGATGCCGTAGAGACGCTTGAAGTTGGCCCAGGAGTCTTTCATGTTTCGGCCCGCCTTGCGTGCGCGGCGTGCGGCCATCTGGATCGTGCGTTCGGTAGGCAGCTCGTTAGTTTTCGTCATCGTGTTTTCCTTCCCCATTTCTTCCAGCATCGTGCCATTGTGCGCGCTGGTCCCTGCCATGTCTCGGCGCCGTCGTCGTAGTGTCCCGCCTCGTGCACCCGGCGGTAGCCCAACGAGGTCAACTCTTCCAGGTCCGCCGTCTGCACGGTGATGGGGGCGTGTTCGCCCCCAAACTCATCGCTGCACAGCATGATGCGGATCATGCTATTTGCCATTGCGGTCTTTCCCCCAATTCTTCTGGATGTACTCACGGGCGGCGTATGTCATCACCTCGCCCAAGCGGTCGGTGTGTTCAAGCAGCCACGCGCTGGCGTCGGCAGCTTCCGGCTCGGGGCCATCGGTGTCGTGAGCGACGGCCTCCATCACGTCCGTGGTGTCAACCGACTCAGTGACGTTGACGTAGTTGTACGGCTTGTCGTATGGCATCTCAGTCCTCCTCCGGAAGCATCACGGTGATCACTGGCTCGGCGTTGTCGCCGGGGCCGCATACCGCTTTCAGGTCCACCAGCTTGCGCTGTGCGGTCGCCATGACGTACAGCACGCGGAAGCGGATGGTGTCTTGACCCACGGGCGCCTTGCGGATCGCGACGCGCAGGCATTGCAGCGTGTCCCACAGCCTGCCATCGGTGGACTGCCCCAGTCCCATAGCGCGCGGGTCCGGCTCAATGAAGCCGTGCCAGACCGCGTGCGTCAGGGCGACCGGGAAGGTGAAGCCTGCCTCCTTCGCCATCGTGCCAGCGTCCACCAGCACGCCGTCCTCTAGCGCCTGGGCGCGGGTGTAACGGCTGATCACTACCGCATCCGCCCAGAAGCTCACGCTGGGCGCCTGCGGCTGTGCTGGGCCGTCGTTGGTTGGTTTGTTGTTGTTCATGTTGTCCTTGTCCGTGCCAGATGCACGCGGAGGCGCACTCGTGAGAGTGCGCGACCGTGCGCGCCTAGAGCAGACCTTTCCGGCGATCTTCGCTCATCTCCAGGGCGTCTTCTGCCTCCCACGTGACGCGCTCCACGCGCTGGGCCTCCTGATCCAGCGCCGTCAGCATGTCGGTCATGACTCCGCGCAGCTCCTCAATCGCCGGGACTGTGGCGGCGGAGTTGGTCGCGATGGTCAAGGGCGCGAACCAGCGTTGCACCTCGCGCAGCAGCTCGGCGCGGTCCGCGCGTCCTAGAAACATGCGGTGTGCGTCGCCCTGCTCTTGGGCGCTCTTGATCATGGTGCGGAACAGGTGCTCGTAATTCGGCGTCAGGGTGATAGTGCGTTCGGTTTCGGTGTGTTCGTTGTTCGGCATTGTGTCCTTTCGGGCCGGGAGTCCCGGCCCCATCTATCTTAACCAGCTTAGCTGGCGATTACAAGCGATTAATACCGGGACGCAAGGCGCGGGATAAAGAAGCCCTCCAGCTTTCCCGTCTCGCGGTTCAGGTGCTTGTTGATTCCGAATACGTCATGACCGAAATCGCCATCGCCTGCCGCCAGCAGCCCTTCCAGGTCCAGGGCGCAGCCGTTCGCGTGGCAGGCTTGCAGGTCCCGCAGGATGGTTTCCTCCGGGTAGACTACGTGCAGCCGCTTCGCCAGCGCGGTCGCGCGTTCGGCAATCTTGACGATCACGGCGAAGTCATTCGCGCTGAGCGTCCAGTTGATCTGTGTGTCGCGTTTCATTCGTTGTCGTTCCTTTGTCCGATCAGATATCGGCCTATCGGCACTCGTGAGAGTGCCTCAAGGTTGATGCCCAATCAGCCGCACAGCTCCAGGCCATACTGCCGTTCGTCGCATGGCTTGGGCTTGCGCGGTTCCACCAGCATCCCGGTGCTGTGATTGATCCAGTCCAGCCAGCGCTCCAACTGCTGCATGCGGTCGGTCTGCTGGAACTTCAGCATGGTGCCGTCAGAGCTGCGTGCATCGTAGAACACATGCGCCAGTTCCATGCGTTGCAGCGAGTTGACGCGCCCCATGTGAATCGGGATGTTGCGTGCTTCGGCCTCTTCCCACATGCGCAACCAGTTCGCGTAACCGGGATGCCCGATCTCCCCAATGGGCGGCAGGCCGCGACTCTGTGCCCATTCCATCTGCCCCAGGTCGCCTTCCTTCCAGGCGGTGTCGCCGCCCAGGAAGAGCGTGTCCATGCGGTCCCAGGGGACCTCGTCCAGGCGTTCCTCAATGCCGTTCTGCGCGACGAAAGCGACAGGCAGACCCAGCGCATGGATGCGCGGTTCCCACCAGCGGAACAGTTCCAGGGTACGGGTATGGTTGCAGACTACGTCGGGCGCCACCACAAACCAGAGCTTGCGCCGGATCGCGTCGTCCGCCGCGACGCGCGTGAGTAACCGCTCAAAGGCGCCGGGGCGGAAGCCCTTCTGGCTGAAGGCGCCGTTGTCGACCATGTACGCGGGATAGTCCGCCGCTTCGGTGTAGGCGTTGTGGTCGGGCGTGATTACGAGGCCGATATCCCCCCGCCGCCGCGCAGTGGCGGCGATGCGGGGGGTGTGCAGCCCGGAGAAGTAGGTGACGGCGGGGGCAATCATGCGGTGTACCAGACCTGAAAGGAATCATCGTGGTACTCGGGTGCATCCCGGTTGACCAGATACCACTGTCCCGGCCTGTAGAGTCGCCGGAATTCGCAGAAAGCCGTAGCCGTGGAGGTTCCCTTGGCGTTGAAGTGGACCGATTTGGCCGATGCCTTGAAGCGGTTGATTTGCGCGTTGTACTCGATCTGTCGGCCGAACGGGAGGCGGTTATATTCCGCATCGCGCGGCATGCCGTCGATTCTAAAGATGGCCTTGGGCACTAGTCCACCTCCACGATGTAGGAATCGACGCCGCCGTGCTCGATCTGGAGCAGCTCAAAGCGGAAGGCCAGCTCCGCAGCCGCTTCCAGGCTCACGCCGCGCGCGGCGGGCGTCTCGCTGCCGTTGCGGTTGTGTCGCCGCGTGACGCGGTACAGCTCGTTTGCGTCCATCACTCCGCCTCCCCGAACAGCCCGCCCTGGCGGACGCCGCCGAACAACGGCAGGTCTTCCGGTGATGCCTGCGGTTTGCGTGGACGGATGACGTCCTGGAATTGCCACGTCACACGCGCGGCGTCGATGCGCGTCGAGTACTCCCGGTCCGATTCGCCAGCGATGGGCGGCTCGATGGGCGCCAGTTCCCCGGCGTGCAGCCTGCCGTAGCAGCCGCACGCCATGGTGGCGGGATGGCCGCAGTTGCTGTAGCGGCCATCCTCGATCCAGGCTTGGTTGGTGTAGTCGTAACGCACGTTGTCGCTCATGCCTCCCTCCCGGTGCCCACGTTGAACGCCTTGCGGCAGAGGTGATTGAAGTAGCCGAAATTCCGCTTCTGATCGTCGCGGTCCTGGTAGCCCTTGCCCTGGCACTGGAAGCAATTGCCCCGGTGGGTCATCTTGCCGTTGACGCAGGCGCCCCAGGCGTAAGAGCCAGTCCAGCCGCAGTTGTCGCACGTCTCAAACTCCAGGTCGGGGCGTTCGCGCTTGCTCTGGCCCCGGCCTACGATCCGGGTAGGCCAGCCGTTGCCCTGCAGCCGCGTCGCGCCTACCTGCCGTGCTGCCGCCTGGGCCTCTGCCAGCGTGCAGGTCAGGTACAGCGCGTCCTGGCTGAAGCCGTCCAGGGCGCGCCGGGGAAGCGTACGCCAGATCTTGTGGGCATCGGGGACGTGGATCGTCCAGCGTTGCTGGTTGTCGGTTGGTTGGTACTGTGTGTCCGTGTTCATTGTCGTTTGTCCGTTGTCGTTTGTGGCCTAGCTCATTCAGCGCCGGGGGGCCAGTCCCGGACAGACGCGCCGTCATCGCGACGGGGCGTTTCGCTTAACCAACGCGTACGAAAGGGCCGATACCGCAGCCCTTGTCGCCGCAGATGCAGATGCCAGTGCCTCGGTCGGTCGCCACAGCCCCAAGGGGAATCTGTTGCCCGTGCACGGGGCGGGATGGCTCCGTGGCCTCCTCCACCGCCCCGAACAGACCACCGACGCAGTGCAGGTCTTCATCCTGCCGGATGACTTCGTGGGAGACGGTGATCCGGCGCCCACGGGACCACCGGGCGACTGGCTCAGAGGCGACGGTGTCGAGCAGGGAAGGCGGCGCAGGCGCCAGGGCGGGTGCAGTCTCGCGGACGCCGACTTCCAGCGCCGCCTCCAGCGCGGACAATTCGCGGAGGACAGGCGCAGGTTGCGGCGCCAGGGCAGGTTGCCGTTGCTGGTGTGCCATTAGTGTGCACCTCCGATCAGGTCAGTCTCAGGGAGCAGAACGTCCTGCCCTAGCGCCACGATCAGGTCCGCTTCCGCTTCCTGAACCCGTGCCGCCAGCTTGCGGTCAAACCGCGCCATGTAGCGTGCGGTCCCGATGGCGTCCTGGAGGCAGTCGGTGAAGTACTCGCCGCCTGCCAGCCGCACCCGCAGTTCGGCGCCGAACCCAGTTCTCGAGCAGGAGCCGCCCAGCAGGCGGACATACCGCCGCACAATCGCCTGAGTCAGGCGCCGTGTGTCGTTCGTAAGTTGTTGTTGCCGTGTCGTTTGTGTCATGTACAGCCATCATAGCCAGCTTAGCTGCACAGTGCAATAATCTTTACAACAATTTACACAAATTGAACCTTAAGTACCATGCAACCTGCAAGTGGTGCACCCCACATATGTGGGTACTGTGGCAGTCGCGAATGCGGGCATTCGGCTACCTGCACAGCCATGCTGGCCGGGGTGCGTCACCCCCTCGGGCGCCCCCAGGTGGCGGCGCAGGCCGGGGTGCGCTCACCTGGTGCCAGCTTCCAGGGACCAGGCGCAATCGACGCTGGCGCCCAGTGCAGGCGACTAGGTGAACCAGCGCCCAGCCGCCAACCGGGTGTATGCTGACGGCATGGCCGGAAACCGCTGCAAGGTGTGCATGCATCCAGAGCGTGTCGCTATCGACCGAACTGTTGCGCTTGGCGCGGCGTCATTGCGAACCATCGCGAAACAGCATGGGCTAACCATCAGCGCCGTGCAGCGCCACGTCGTGCGTCACCTGCAAGTGCAAGGAACGGCTACGCCTGCGTCTGTCGCCCAGGAGGTGGTGAACGCCGTACGCCGGGACCGGGAACAAGAGCAGGGAGTGGTCGCAAGGATGTGGGAAAGGCGTCTCAATGAGTCCTACGAGGCGGTGAGGCGTGGCATGGACCGCGCCGAACAGGACGCGGAGCTATGGCCGCAGGTCGCACGGTTCGGGATGACGGCAAATAGCCTTATCGAGACAGGCTTGCGCGCATGTGGCGTGCTGGCCGGGGGACCAGACAACCATGTCACGGTCAACGTCGAGCACCTCGTAGTCCTACCATCAGTACCAATGCAGCCAAGCCCCGTGACGATAGACGTTACTGAAACCAAACCAATTACGAGTTGACATAATGTTGCCTTATCGGAAGCTGTAACATAGCAATAGACTTACCGACAGGCAATGTTATACACCTACGCCTAGTGTTATCCAAGTGCCCGGCCCTGGCCCTCGCGGCGTTAGTTGGGCGTGGGCGTCAGGCTCGTGCCCCGCGTGGCGTGGGCGTGGGCAGGCCCCGGCGCCCAGGCCCCCCGGCACCCCCTACGCGCGCGGGTCCCATCGACCGTTTTACTGGCTACATTTCCCTTGCACATTAGTTGCTTGTAGTAATTGCCTAGTCGCCGCATTTCCCCTGCACATAGATAGCTTGCGCCGGATTCTTGACACTGCCTACTAACTGCGCTCTGCGCTCAGCGCCTTACTTCACTGGTCGTTGGTTGCCCTATCTCTTGCGCCTTGTTACCCGTTTCTTGCGCTTAGTCGCTTAGTCGCTAAGTGGCTAAGTAGCTGGTCGTTTGCGTCCGTGCATAGCAGCTATGTCGTACCTGCGCTGGTGCACATTCTCGGTGCATCGATGCAGGTACGCATAGTGCTATGACGGCCTGCACGGCCTGCGTTTGTGCATAGCGCTATGCCGCACTTTGTCCTGCGCACAAGTCAGTGTCCTGGGGAAGTGATGCATAGAGGCTATGGCCGTTTCCTTGCGCGGGTCCCATCCGGGCGCCGGTCGCCGGCCCTGCCTGGCTGGCTGCTTTTAGTCGCAGACGACGTCCACACTGGTGGTTTGTTGCACCCTGCGCACGATGCGTGTTTCCAGGTCTGAGATCCACAGCCATTCATCGTCCGTTCCCACGCACAGCCCGGAGCCCAGCCATTTCATGCGTCTGGCTTCGTGCAGGGTTGTGTAGACTTGGCTCGGAATGTCCCGCCAGGCGCCTTTACCGTAATGCCTGCCTTGCAACTGGTAGGTCGCTTCGTTCCTGACGGTAATCAGCTTGTTCATGGGCTTACGCAGAGATGGCGCACGTCAGAGATTATTCTGTTCCCTTGCCGTTCTTGTGTTCCCGCGCCAGCGCCTGGATCAGGTTCTGCAGCATGGCTTCCGTCTGCTTCTGCATCTCAGAGATCAGGTTCAAACGCGCGCCTACTGTGTCCAGGGTTGCGTTGATGCTCAGTAGCCAGTCCTGGTGCGTGTCGATCCGTGCGCCTTGCAAGGCGCGCATCTCTTTCTCGTGGCGGATCTCTTCCTCAAGCTGCTTCAGCCGCCATTCCTGGTTGTCGGTCACGGTTCCATTATAAGCTGCTCTGCTGCTATGCTGGTCTGCGAGCCGCCTGCACCTTCGCGGCGTGAGCGCGGTTGGCGTAGAAACGCGGGCATTCTGGCCCGCTGGCGGCTCTATCACACCGGGTGGCTCGCCGGGTGAGCCTGCCCCTCAGGCGGCGACAGTTTCTGCCGGCGTGCGCACGGCCGCTGGCTGATTCACGCTGAATACCAGGTTCAGGCCGCTGATACTGATCTGGCTGGTGCGCGCCACACCCACGTTCGGGTTGACAGTGAAGGCCACCGTGCCGTCACCAGTCTCGGGGGCGGTGGGGCTGTCTACCTGCAGCCAGGGATCGCTGCTGGTTGCGGTCCATTCGGTCGTGCTGCCGTCTGTGTTCACTTCCAAGCTGCCGCTTCCGCCGGCTGCGGTGGCGTTGAAGTTGGTGGGCACCAGGTAGGGTACGGGCGGCGCGGGCTCGGTCCAGTATTCTTCTCTCGCGCTCAAGGACAGATCGGCGCAGTTGCTGGCGAGCCGGGTCGCTTCTAGCGCGCCCAGCCTCATGCCGGACATGGCTCCGGTGAGCGCGGCACTGAAGGTCTGCTCCCAGAATTGGATGTTGCTGGTTTCGTCAAAGCTGACGGCGGCTTTCGGTTTGTTCTTCATCATGGCTGTTTCCTCTCTTTGCTTACTGTACCCTGCGGTTGCTCCGCCTGGGCTCCGGGATCGGAAACGCGGTCAGCGGCTCCTGCAGGAACAGCTCGCCCCTGCGGTAGAGCGGTCCGCCTAGGCTCTCTCCGCGTATGCCGCAGTTCCAGGCTTTGAAGATGCGCAGCATGGTTTCCCCATGCCGCCAGCCGCCCCGGTCGGTGGCGCTCTGCCGGGCCTTGAGCAGGGCGTTGCGCAGCACCGCAACCGGCTCTCGGGGATCGTTGATGCCCACGCCGTCGATCAGCGCGGCGAAGAATTTCTTGTGGTATTCCGCGTCGATCTGCACCAGGACGACACTGGCGGCGCGCAAGGCAGGCAAGGAATAACCGCCGTTTCCAGGATCTTTATGGAGATGGCTGTGAATCTCCGGGTACTGCTTCTGCATGGCTTCGATCTCTGCATTAGTGGGCAGCTTCTCGGCGTTGCGCGCGCCCAGGTAGCCCTTGTTGGTGTAGTAGCCCTTGAAGTATTGAAACAATACCGCCGCGACCCCGGCGACTTCGCCCGGCCTCTCCACGCCGTTCCAGCGCAAGGTGTCGCCCGCGCTGCGCTTCTTGTTCTCATCGATGGCCTGGTAGGCTTTGTCGTGCAGGTTAATCTGCACCGTGACCACGATCTCGTCCGCGCTCGATCTCAGGAAGGCGCCCAGCATGTGCTGCCCGTTGATCAGCCGGCCGCGATGGTCGAAGGTGATCACCGGCACTCCCGGCCGGAAATGGCCCTGGTCTATCTCGTTCGCGTAGACCTTGACTTTACTTTCCTGGCGCTTGCGCTGGTGCTCTTCGTCCACCCGGTCGAGCCATTCCTGCGCCAGCTCGCGCGTCATCACCTGTATCCACACCGCGCCGATGATCGTCCCGCCATAATGAAACCAGGAGCCGCTTCCCTGGTGCACAATGTGGTGGAGAAAGTCCTTCGCCTGGTTGAGAACGGTCTCGTCTTCTTTGGTCTTTTCCACGCGCCGCGCGGGCTGGGGCGGCTGCATGGTTCTTGGTTTTCTCTTCATCGTTGGTTTGCCTCTTTTCTTCTTACACTGCTTTCTGGTCGCTCCGCCAGAACATGGAGCTGGGTTCCTCGGGACGGTCCAGCTTGCGCTGCGTTCGCATCCCCAGGCGGAAACACATCCGTGCCATCTGGTAGACGTAGTCCGGCAGGATCGTGCCGGCAGGGACGCCGTGTGTCTGCGCTATGCCGCCGACATAGCTGGGCAGTTCCTGGTCGATCTCCTCGTATTCGGCGCCGATAGCTTCGGACATCAGGGTATTAAAGGCTGGATCGTCACGCGCGCGGATGCATTCCTGGTCTTTTTCGTCGCTGACCAGCTCGATGGCTTGGTTGATGGTCATTTTTCTATGCCCTGCATAAACTCCTGCTCCCAAGGCCCGGCCGGCTTCTGCCCCTCCAGCCACACCGTCTGCGCGCAGCAGCGGTCGCCGGGCTTGATGCCGGCGCTGCACAGGTCGCAGGTATACTCGCCGGGCTCTAGCGGGAATGGCACGTCGTTGATGTGGATCACGCGCTGCGCGGGACTGGGAAGCCGGGCCGTGCCCCAGACCACGCGCTCGTATTCGGCGGGCTCAAGCTTGGTCGCCTCTAGCGCGAGGCGCTCGCCCGCTACCAGCTTCTGCCCCCGCCCGCAGGCTTCACAGAGAAGGTGTCTCATGTGCGCAGGTCCACCAATTCGCCGCAGTAACGCTGCACTTCTTCACGGGTCAATAAACGGCCCACGGCTTCGGCTGGGATCGATTCCGCTAGGTCTTCCGGAACCGGGATCACCAGCACCTCGCCGCCGGGATTTGCCTTGAGCCTTTTGGACATCAGGGTTGCGGTGATCACGCCCTTGCCGGGAACGATACAGGCTCCCTTCCAACCGTCATCGCCGGCAAAAGACAGGTACCACCACCGGGTAGGCTCCTGCATCTCTTGCGCATGCAGTTCACGGATACGGGCCTCAAAAGAGTCCATACTCACTCCTCAAATTTCCAGCTCCATGTCGCCTCTGCTTACCCTGTTCGCACAGGGCGAGAACCTGAACCCGCTCGGCCTCGGTCGCGTAGGTGATGACGATATCCTTCACCTTGCGGCCCGTCCAAGGGGGGCCGAACAATTTAGTCACCACCTCCGCCGGATCGTATTCTTTGATGCGCGAGAGATTCTCATCATCGAGCACAACAAAAATGCTGTAGGTTTCTGGGTCGATGCTAAATGGCAGCACGAACATTTATTTCTCCTCGGTCCAGATCTTGGCGTATGGCTCGCCTGCTTCCCAGGTGACCGGCTCGCCGTAGACGCATTGCGCAAGCAGGTCGTAGACCGGCGCGGTCAGCTCTTTCGTCGCTCCGGGACTGAGTATCTCCACGCGCGCCGCCAGGGCGGTGAGATGGCCCTTCTGCCATAACGCGTGGCAGAAGACGCAGAAGCCCCAGCCGCCGGCCAGGACTCCAAGCGGGGCACCATCGGGCAGGCGCAGGCCGAAGCCATAGTGGCGGTAGACCCACAGGCGGTCGGCCAGCGAGCTGCAGCAGTCGCACTCCAGAAAGCGCGGGTGGGTGGCGACGGCGGGGTGCTCGGTCATCGGTCCGATCACGCCCGCACCTCGGCCTCTTTGGGCAACCACGGTAGCAGCCGCGCCTGTTGTTTGCGCAGGGCCTCTATGCCGCCTTTCTGTTGGTGGGCCAATTCCTCCAGCGCCGGCAAGCCCGTCACGATGGAGTGTTCGACCTGGGCGTAGGTCGCCGGTTTCCCTTCCGCCCACCATTCCACGGATTCCGGCTCCCCGATCTCGATCAACGGGCCGGTCGCGGTCTGGAAGATTTGAAAAGTGCGTGTGATCCAGATCGCCATGGCGCCGGGATTGCGCATAATCGGTACGCCGGCGCCTCCCACCGGCTCCTCGGGAAAGCCGCCCTCGCGCCGCACCATGTGGGGCCGCGAGAGGAACGGGCAATTGACCGCGCTCCAGCGCGCGCAGCCCAGGTGGGAGGCGGGCTCGCTGGTGGCGCGGTTGATGGCGCACATGGGTCCAATGAGGAAGGCAAGCCACCCACCCAGCCGGTGGCCGCAGACCCAGCAGAGATGTTCTTTGATGGCGCGCTTCCACTTGCGCGGGTCCATGGCGCGGAATTCAGGCTGGCCGTCGACCCAGTCGACAAACCACGGCACCGGCCACCCAGCTTTGGACACCGGCAAATTCTTCATTCGCTCAGGCAGTGGAGTGAGGGGCCTACGCGGCTGCTCCATGGCGATTCCTCCGGTGATCTACAGGCTTAGAAATAGCATCCTCAAACGACCACCCGCGCCGGATACGGCTCTCTACGGTCTCGCGCGCGATACCCATTGCCTTACAGACTGCAGTTCCGCACGGCGGGAAATAGGTATAGTTGGGGAGCTTCCGGTGCGGCTTCGTGGTTAGTGTCCGTTCTTCAGTCCAGCCGAGACGAAGGCGATTAAACAATGTGGACTTGGCAATCCCTAATTCTCTAGTCCAATCCTCTAGCGTTTGTGTTCTGCCAGCCAACGTAATCTTCCGGTTGAATCGTGTGTTGCGCGCCTGATCCTGCCGTGTCGCCCAGCGTACATTATCCGGTTCATAGTGTCCGTCATTTTCTCTGCGATCCAGGGAAAAAGCGCCTGAAGGTTTAGGGCTGACATCGTCCACGAAGGCCCAAAACGATTCGCGCCAGCGTTGGCAGACCATGATTCCCCTGGCGCCATAGTTCCGGTAATACCGATATGCCGGATCATGGCACCGCCGGATCATGCCACGCCACGTATCGAAAAGCGGGTGCTGCTGTTTATACCCCCGCGCATCTAGCGGCAGGTTCTTCATGCGCTCGGGCAGCGGCGTCAACTCCGGTCGCATGGGGCACTGTGCCATCTCAGCTCCTTGATTGCTTCTCTCAGACTATCGCGCGCCTCGCGCAGGGCTCCCCGCGCCTGGCGCAAGAGGTGTGCGAAGTAAGTGCGCGGCGCGCCGGCTTCTCTGACCATGGCGGCATGCATGGCTTCCGCCTCCGCCCAAGTGCTGCAGCGGTCCTGCTCTTCGCCGCCTTCGTCTTCCCAAAAGACCATGGTCTCAAACAGCAAAGGCTTGCCGTAGCCGGCAAAGCGGAAGTAGTTGTGATCGATCCCCAGGAAGACAGTGCTGACGACGGCGATATCGAGCACCCGGCTCAGGGCGACGCGGCGGTCGTTCTCTTCAAACCATCGCGCCCACGTCAACAGGTCGGGTTCCACGACCGGCGTCTGCCCGATCAAGACGTAGTTCCCCGTCATCCCCGGACGGTCAAGCAGAGGCACTCGCATCCTCCTGGTCAAACCCGCGAATCGCGGCGCGAATCTTGTCGTAGGTCGCCCGGCTCACTTCCCAGCCCGTGCCCTCCGGGTCGCCCTGCAGCACGACGTGGCACGTCTTGTCCTTGCGCTGGCGGGTATAAAGTACTGCGTGCGCGCACGCGGTGATGATGCTGCCGTCTACGGTCTCAAATTCGATCATTGCTTCACCTCAAAGGGCGTCCAACTGGGGTTGCCGTCGTTGATGCTGTTTGCCAGGCGTATGAAGCTTTCCTGCATCCCGAATTCGCTCGCCGTGGCGGCGCCCAGCGCCATCAGGAGCAGGTGATATTCCTCCCGCGTCAGTTCAATATGCACGCGGCCGTTGACGAGGGAGTAGCTCATACAATTTCACACGCAAATGTTTTAGGATTTTCTGAGTTTTTTTTTTGCGCTCAGCTTCGCCGAAAGCCGGCGCAGTTTATCGATGGCGAGCAGGAGAGTTGCCTGAACGTCTACGCCTTGCCGGATGCCCGAAACCAGCCCCTCCGCGACCTGGTTTGCGCTGATCGCGCGCCCGGTGCGTTCGGTTTCGTCCAGTGCGGTCTGTTTGATGAAGTCCAGCACGCCGCCGCGAAACTGCAGCTCCTCCCCGACAAAACGCAGGTCTTTCTGCTGTATGAGCCTCAAAGTATTGCCTCCTGGTCTTTCTTTCCCTATTTATGACCGATTATTGTTCGGCACGGTTACCGGCGCGAAGGTACATTCGCCCGGCGGAGATCCGGGGTTCGGTCCGAATCGATACGCGGGTGACCGAGCACGCGGCCCAAGCTGGTTCATTGCTGCCATTGTAGTATGATTCATTTGAAAATCACTCGCACTTGCACCAGCTCCGTATCTCGTTACCATGCTCACAAGCCACCATGTCAACGTTGAAGCAGTTTTCCCGGACGGATGGCGGATGACGGGGGGAACCGTCGTCCAGGGAGAGCCCAGGGGAGAGCCCAGGGGAGAGATGGATATGCCGCGCCAAACGGCTGAGACCAAAGCCAAGATGTATCAGACCTCGATCCGCACCGACGAGGGCGTCCGTGCCCGCATCCGCGCCGTTTGCTACCACGACGACATCAGCAAGCAGGCGTTCTTGATCCGCGCCGTGTTGCGCGCGCTCGATGAAGCGGAGCAGCGTCTTGGCCTTACGCGTAAACCGCGCGCTGCTAAATAAATGCAATGTCATGCAATCCTGTTTCGGACAGGTGCTATGCCGCGTCCGTTTGGGGTGTGCCCGCACGCAGCCCTTTCTCCAGCCAGCGTTGCATGGCATCGGTGTTCTGGTGCTGCACCATGTCTTCAATCTGGGCGCGGTCGCTCTCGCTCGCGATCACGATCTGCACCGCGCCCAGGCGGGTGAGTTGCGCGATGGGGTCGCTCAGAGTGTCGCAGCGAATGCTCTGCAGGGCGCCGGGTTCGGCGTTGCCGGGGATGAGAACCAAGGTGTAAAGAAAGGGGCGGAAACCGCGAGTGTTCATCAGAAACGAATTCATCTCTGTTGCTCCTTCAGCAACTTGCAATTTGAAATTGGAAAACATCTACATGTTGCTGAATTACAATTTCACTGAATTTATATACCCAAGCTTCGACAATTGCAATAGCCTACTGGCTGCTTAACAAAAAAACCGCCACCGGCAGCGGGCAAGTGGACGTTTTCGTCCGCGCTGTCGATGGCGGCAAGAAGGTAGGAGCATCACCCAAAATGGGGTCGTACCAGTTTACGGCGCCGGGGGGCGGTCGCTCAAGGGCTGATGGATGCCGGCGGCTTTGCCTGCGCCTGTGTCTGCCGGATTATGTCCGCTCTCGCCTTTGATCTGCGCGGGAACGGATGAAGCGCTGGCCGGCTGCGGCAGGTCGCTTCTGGCGGCGGGCGGCGCGCTCTCGATGTAGATGTACTCCCAGCCTCCCCTGGAGGGAACGAAGCAATGCATCCAACCTCCCGGAGCTGGCGGCAGCGGAGGTCGAGATCCCGGAGGCGTGCCAGGAGGTACGGGTCCCGGAGAAGGTCGACCCGGCTCTACTGGTCCGCCCCCAACTGCCGGCGGCTGACCCGGCAATGTAGGCCAGCCGCCGGGCGGTTGTCCCGGAAGAGGGACGGGACCTGGTGAAGGGAAACCGGGAACAGTCGGTCCCCCTCCAGCTTGCGGCGGCGGCTCAGGCACGTCGCCAATCGGAATAATCCACGCCAGCAGGGCGCCTTCTTGGATCATCTTCCAGCCTTTAAATCCCTTCTATTTCGGCTGTCCGGCAGGCGGCTTGGCGTCCGGCGGCTTGGCGTCGATGGCCGGCTTGTCGACGATCATCCACTTCTGCCCGATGCCCGGAACGAAGATGAAGACCGCGACCTTGTCCGGCGGTACGACGCTGGGGTTGCTGGGCGCGCCGGGAGCAGCGGGCTTGGCGGGGGGCCAGATCTCCTCCGGCGGAATGCTTGCGCCGGGCGGCAGAGTGATGGGGTGGCTGGGGAAGTCTCCGCCGCCAGCAGTGGGATACGGCAACTGGCTGGGCTGGCCGGGATAGACCGGCCCGCCACCGGGATGCAATCCGGGCGGGTAAGCAGGCCCGCCGCCGGGATACGCGGGCGGATAGGCCGGTCCACCGCCCAGATGCGGAGGCAGCGGATGTCCCTGTCCATAGCCGGGGTCGGTGGGACCGCCGGGCATGGGGCCTCCGCCAGGATGCAGGCCCGGAGGATAAGCTGGTCCTCCGCCCGGATAAGCGGGAGGATAAGCCGGCCCGCCACCGACATGCGCCGGAGGTCCGCCGCCCCAGATGCCAGGCGGCGACGGATGTCCTTGTCCCCAGCCCGGATCGACCGGCGGGTTATAAATTGGTCCGCCGCCAGGATGCAGGCCGGGCGGGTAGGCGGGTCCACCGCCAAGGTGCGGCGGCAGCGGCCGTCCCTGTCCATAACCGGGATCGGTGGGATACCCCGGCGGCACCGGCCCTCCCGAAACGTACCCTGGCGGCAGCGATCCGCCCTCGGGCACTGGAACGATGTAGAACGCTTGCATGTTTTTTCCTCTCTGGTTGGTTGGTTAGTCCGCTGGCTCCCGTTCTCACTCTGCGTGCGGAAAAAGGGATTTGCGGGATTTTTATTACTGCGGTTGACGATTGACGGACTACGCCTTTGTTCCTGGTTCTTTGTTCCTGGTTACTGGCGTTATACGCTATGCGCTATACGTCTGTATACTGACGCTGGCGTCTGTTACCAGCGTCTGTTACCAGCGTCTGTCGCTGGCGTCCGTGTACTGACGCCTGTCGTTCCCTGCGTCCAACGGTGGGTGCGGGTAGGGTGCCTCCCCACACTCTCTGTGCACGGGACGGCTGTGGGGCATTGCGTGGGTGGCTGTTGCCTGCCCCTTTGCGGACGGTGAGTGCGGAGACCCGGACGCAGGAAGACCTGCTTTCCAGTCTTCCTTCGCGACATGAAAATGCCTGTTTGCGGCACGGAGCCATGGCGGTTTTCACGGTACGATCAGAGCTTGGTTTCGGGTGCCCGCTGAAATCCTTTGAGGTGACAATTGTCAATGTCTCAGGACCAGGCGCCCGATGGTTCTTCGGTGTCTGATGGCCGGTTCCTCTTCCCCTCGATCTGGAGTTTCACCTTACGTCGCCGGCTGCTACTGTGCTCACCGGGACGACGGAATCGAGGGACGCTAACGCAGGGCGCTTTGGGTTCGACTCTTGTTCCGGTCCCCCGCAAGCTGGCTTTCAGACCAGTGATTCGCCTGCGTCCCGCAGCCACTGTCTCACGACATGAGCCTTTTGCGCGACGGTTGCGTCTGCTTTTCCGGATGGCCCCGCGAGAACTGCACGGGTGTCATCGACAGCAGAATAGCGCTGTTTCGCCTTTTCTCAACCTTTTTTTCGGCTCCTGTTCGCCTGTTTGGTGGGTTTGGTTACTATGAATACGTGTAGGCATTTCCCTAGCGACAGCAAAATGGCACACATGCTTGCCTCAAAATGGTTTGGCGTGATAAGACATCTGTACGGCACCAATAGTATTTCGTCTAAGAAGAAACAAGGAAGGTATGAAGCATCCAAAGAACTTGACGCCCGAAAACGACATAGAAAGCGTGGCCCTCGGAACCCTGCTGAGCGGCATGCGCAAGCTCTACTGGGAGACCGAACAATACATGCGTGTGCGCATCGAGGAGGTCGAGCGCCGTTATCAGCAGCTTGTGGGCACGGCCAGAGTGGCCGCGCGGCACGAGCTGGACGGCGAGCAGCCGGTTGTCATGAAGCGGCGTGGCCGGCCGCGCAAGGAAATGCCAACGGTTCGCGTAATGCGGGAGTCTGGCTGGTCAAGCGATCCCGAAGAGCGCAGCCGCGAAATGCGGCGCCGCTTCAAGGTGCGTGACCAAAAGCGTGAGCAAAATCAAGTCAAGCACCTCAGTCCGCGTGACAAAGCTCATCCCGATCATGCGGAATGGAAAAAGAAGCTGGGGCGCGCAAGAAAGCGCGAGTGGGCGGCGATGACGCCCGCGCAGAGAAAAGCGCGCTTGGCCGCGATGGCTGCGGGTAAGCAACAGAAGGCGAACGGACACTTGGGGGCGCAATGATTAACTTGTCTAACCGGCAATATCCCTTGCTGCAATCGTTCATCTCTAGCGGGGACCACAGCTACATGACTCTTGACCAGGCGCATGCCTTCGATCAGCGCCCTTTCCGCAGCATGCTGATGCGCAACTGGGTCGCGTACCGGCCGGGCAGGAGCTTCTACACCACGAAAGAGGGGAAGCAGGCGTGGAGCGATTTTCATCAGACCGAAATCGTACGCCGCAATCCGGAATTGCCGCTCTGCGCCTACTTCCGTGAGAAGTACGACGTCACCGAACTGCCTGCGCGCAAGCGTGTCAAGCGTGAGAAGAGGCAAAATACGGCAAACGCTACTGCCTTATCTGCGTAGCACTTAGCGAAGGGCAATTGCGATTCTTAGCACGGAACGGTTGACCGCATCACCCGGTTAGTGACAGGATTGCCTCTGAAGTAACCGCCCCGCCGGTACGCGGCCGGAACCGCTATGGTCTCGGCGGTGGTCCTTGTCCCGGCTGTGGGTCGCTCGATGAGCGCCACCACCGCATCTTAGAGCGCGATTGCCCTCCGTGTGCCCCGCGTCAAACCTCGTTTAACCACCATCCTGAATGCGCTCCCCGACCAGGCGCGCTACACCTCCGCCAAGAATGCCGAACGCCTGGTGCAACGTGGCCTGGCGATAGCCACGCACGCCGGGATTACGCTTCTTCCGGTCGAGCAGATCCGCCGCCTGGAGGCGCTGACCGCGCTCACCCAGGCGGACGACCGGATGATCCAGGAGCGGGGCGGAGTCCTGTGGTGGAATGGTTGCGACCATCGTCCGGCTGCGGCTCACCGTCCCGGTGAGAATGTCTTCCTGCCCCGCACGGATCGTGGCATGGCCTACTTCGCCTCCCTGGAGGAGCGCTGAATGGCGCTCGCCGTCACCACCACCACCCTCCCCAACGCTTTCATCAACGTCCCTTATTCCGCTACCCTCTCCGCGACCGGAGGAACCCCGCCCTACACCTGGGCAATCACGGCAGGTGCCTTACCGGCCGGTCTTACCTTGAGCCCGGCTGGAGTGATCTCTGGCACCCCGCCCAAGACGGGCAGCGTCTCTGGCTTCACCGTGCAGGTCACCGACACCGTGCCGGCGACCGCGACCCAGGCGTTGAACCTGGCGGTCAACACCGTGATTACTTTGCAGTGCGCGACCTGCGGCTTCTATCAGAAGACCACCAACATCAACATCGCGAACCTGATTGTGCCGCAACACCTGGCGGGCTATGGTCCCGCGCATGTGGTGAGCATGAGCTGATATGCCGGCTGTAAGTCAGAAGCAACGCCGCGCCATGGCGATTGCCGAACATCATCCCGAAGAGCTGAACCCGGAAAATCGTGGCCTGTTGAAGATGAGCCATCAGCAGCTCCATGATTTCGCTTCTACCAAAGAGAAGAACCTGCCGGAATCGAAACACAGCATGAAATACCGTCGTAAAGGCGAAGGCTAAGTGCCGTCCCGTAAGACTGAGCCGGTGCGCGCGGCTTTTGCGCGTCAGGACGATCCTATTCCGCCTGGCGTCAACGTTCTGTGGCGTCCGCACCCCGGACCGCAGACCGAAGCTCTGCTCCTGGAAGAGGACGAGATCTGCGCGGGCGGAGCGAAGGGCGGAGGGAAAGGACAGCCGCTTCACGCCAGGATCTTGACGCCGTTTGGCTGGACGACGATGGGGAAGCTTCGTGTTGGATCTTTAATCTCCAACCCCACGGGCGGCACAGCATACGTAATCGCTGTTTATCCGCTGGGGGAGCGTGACATTTTTGCGGTCACATTTGCGGACGGGGCATCAACTCTTGTTACTGATGATCATTTGTGGCTTGCCCGGTTGACCGCACGCAAGATCAAGGCGGACCGCCGGTATTATCCGTTCGATGATGACGATTCGATAGAAGCGAAGGTTTATACCACCGCCTTTCTCAAAAACAGGATCGACAGCGAGAACGAAAAGCATCCGGTTCGTGACGAGAATGGGAACGGCGCAAGCGCGGTTCTGATTCCGCTTACGCAGCCGGTTGAGTATTCTCCCGGTTATTCGGGGAGTGCTGCGACGGTTGATCCATATGTGCTTGGGGTGCTTTTGGGTGATGGTTGCCTGCGTGGGGGATGGATAAGGTTTTCAAGTGACGATCTCCAAATTGTGGATATTGTCAGAGCCAGAACAGGGTTGGAATTTGTCAAGGCCGGCGGTAGTGACTGGCGCGTGTTGGCTGTGACGGAATTGCGCGATAAGTTGACGGCGCTCAAGGTCTATGGCTGTTTGGCTCACGACAAATTTATTCCCGATTGTTATAAGTGGTCGAGCACCGCGACGCGGCGCGAGCTGATTCAGGGCCTGATGGACACGGATGGCTATGCGGATGCGCGGGGTCATTGTTCGTTCATCTCAGTCAGTGAACAGCTTGCGGATGATATGCGTGGCGTGCTCTGGAGTCTTGGCTACAAGGTGTCCAAGACGCGCGGCTCCGCTGGCTACCGCGATCCGAATGGGCACTATGTTCAATGCCGGGATGCCTTTACGCTCTACATCTATGGCTCCGATCCGCAATCGCTTTTCAAGCTGATGCGAAAGCGTGAGCGTTGCGGCAAAACCGGGAAGTTTTTTAAGGATGAGCCGATGCGCCGCATGGTGTCGATTGAGAAGGTTGGTTGCGAGACGGCGCAGTGCATACAGGTCGATCATCCCAACAATCTTTATATTACGGACGATTTTATCGTCACGCATAATACCGCCCTGGGCATCGCCTGGCTGATGAAGGGCAATCCCTATCACGATCCGGCGCATGAAGTGCCTTGCGACATTACTTACCTGAACCATCGTTACTACCGCGCGCTGGTCTTGCGCAAGAACGTTATTGACTTAGGCGACTGGATCGACAAGGCGCGGCGCATGTACGAGCCCTTCGGCGGCGTATTCCGGGAGCGCCCTTCTCCGCTCTTTGAATTCCGGACCGGCGCCAAGATCGTGTTGGGCCACTTAGACGACGCGGACACTTACACCAAGTATCAGGGCCAGGAATTCCAGCGCTTCCTCCTGGAAGAGGCGACCCTGGTCCCCGATCTCAAGAGTTATCTGATGGTCCGTTCCTGCATCCGCAGCGTGCATCCGGAGCTGCACTGCCAGACGCTACTGACTTGCAACCCTGGTGGGCCAGGACATGCCTGGGTGCGTGATCGTTTCATCAAGCCCAAAGGCCCGGACGGCCGCATCATTCAGCCGAACACGCGGATCAACGACCCGCTCACGGGCGAGACGCGCATCTTCCTGCCCATGAAGCTCAAGGATAATCCTGCGCTGGCGAATGATCCCGGCTATGTGAAGAAGTTGATGGGCTTGCCCGAAGCAGAGCGCCGCGCTTTTCTCGATGGCGATTGGGATTCACTTTCTGGGATCTTTTTCTCTGAATTTCGTCCCACCGGCCCCTTGACCGGCGAGCCCGAAGAAGCCCGTCATGTGATCGCGGCGAAACCGCTCAAGCCCTGGCTGAATCGCCTGATTGCCATGGACTGGGGCTATGCGCACGATGGCGCGGCGTATTGGGGCTGCGAGAACGACGATGGCCGTTTCCATGTTTACCGCGAGCTGGTGCGCAGTAGGTTAGGCGCGGAGGCGTGGGGCGTGGAGATCGCGCTCGCCTCCATCGAGGACCTGAAGGGCCTGGAACAAAACTACCTGACCCTGTATCTCTCGCCCGACGCGTGGGAGAAACGCAGCGACACGCGCACCATCGCGGACCAGCTCGCGGCCGGCATCCGCCGCGTGCTCGGTCCCAACAGCGTCCTGCTCACCGAAGAAGAGACCGGCGACGCGGACCAGGTCGACCGCATGCGGCACCAGCAGGGCTACGGCATCATGGTGCGGCGCGCGCCCAACCAGCGCATCGCGGGGGCGCAGTACATCCGTTCGCAACTGCGCTGGTGGCCGCTCACTAAGGTGGCGAAGGAGACCTTCAGTCATGAGCTGTTTCTGCGCCTGCTCCGTGCCGATCCGGTGCGCGCCATCGAATACCGCGACGCCTTCATGACCCGCGAGAAGCAGGAGGTCCTGCCCGGTCTCCTGATCCACGATTCCTGCCCGTGCATCATCGAGGTCCTGCAGAACGTGGTGCATTCTCTGAGCAACCCGGAGGACGTGGAGAAGCGCGACGGCGACGATCCTTACGACGGCTTCCGCTACCTGGTCTTCGCGCACTCCAGGGAGAAGCGCCGCGAGCCGTTTGAAGAGCACTTCAACCGGCGCCTGGAGCAGGTCACGGCGATGCATGGCGGCGTGCTGGACGGCAACACGCGCGTCTGGGTGGCGCGCAAGGCGGAAGAGGACTACAAGGCGGAGTCGGAGGCGGTGAGCAAGCCGATCTACTTTCCGCGCGCCGCCGGGCGCCGCGCTAAGGAAACCTGGAGGAACTGACGTATGCCTCTTAATATCGGAATTACCGGCGGTCCCCCGCGTAAGAAGAGCGGCCTGCCGCCCAAAGTAGGCGAGAAGCCGCACATGGCGGTGATGATTGCCGCCATTCCCAAGGGCGGACCCGGTCCTTCCCCAGGTGGCGACGATGGCGACGACGGGCCCGCTCCTCGCCCCGGCGGCTCGCCGTTTCCACGCGCGGCGGGGCGGAAGCTCGCGCCGCCCTCCGCGCGGCCCGGCCCCGCGCCCTCCGCGCGGTCTCCTGCGCCTCCCGCTGGACTGGACGGCGGGGGCGCGGATCATCCGATTCTACCGGAGGCGGTCAATTACCGCAGCGAGCAGGAGACCTGCCAGAACTGCGTGCACATGCAGGACGACGGCGAGTGCGAGCGTCTGCATATTCCGGTCTCCGAAGGCGACGGCTGCAATCTGTTTGCCGATTCCAGCGGCCGCGACGCGGACGAGAGCGCCGAACAGTACGAGCCGGAAGAAGCCGGCGAAGAGGAAGAAGAGAATGCACCGGCTTATCGTTGAGCTGCGTAGGCGCCTGGCGGTCTGGCTCTTCCCCAAATTCGGGGACGACTGGCAGACCCTGCGCGAGCGTCTTCACCAGGAGAGTGCGCTCAAAGTGGAGGCGCAGGACCGGATGCGCGACCTGGAGGCGCGGCTCCACAAGGTGAACGAGGAGCTGGCCGCGTCCCGCCAGGAGACCACCCATGCCGTCATGCTGGTGGGCGACTGGTTCGCCCAGCAGATGTTTGGCCGCAAGATATTCGCGGCCTCCCCCGATCTCCCCGAACCCAAGATGGCGCCCGAACTGGTGCAGAAGCGCCAGCAGGGACGTGCCGTGTGCGAGGAGATGGAGCGCCAGTTCTTTGAGGCGTTGAACCATCAGCCTGAGACCCCCGCCGCATGATCGACTTAGGACCGGCGAAAGCCGCACCGTCCAAACAGCAAATTCTTGAGACCCTCAAGCCGGATTTGACCAACATGGTCAAGCTGGATGTGCGCGGCGACGCCGATCCGGAGAAGACTTACCAGTACAACCAGGCGCGGCGTTTTGAGTATTACGACCGGGGGCATCAGTACTTGGCGCCGCAGTTGGTCGACGGGCAGATCGCGGACTGGACGCCCATCGGCACGGTGCGCTACACGGATCGCGGCGCCACTACCGGGCGCTACGACTACGTGCTGAACATGATACGCGGCGACAAGCGTAAGTTCGTCGCCGTTCTCGGGCAGCGCGCCCCGGTGGTCAAGTGCATGCCCGACCGCACCGACGACGAGACCGCGACACGGCTGGCGCGCCGCGCCGATCTGGAGGCGCGCAAGCTGTATTTCAAGTGGGAGGTGGAGCGCAAGCAGCGCAACCTGGCGAACAGCGTCTGGAAGGCCGGCACCACGTTCGGTTACACCGCCTTTGTCACCGACAAGAGCAAGTACGGCACCGTGGACGAGCCCATTGTCGGGCTTGAGGACCAGCAGTTTGAGGACGGCTACTACCGTTGCCTGCAGTGCGGCGCGGAGATCCCCGAAGAGCAGGCGGAGCAGGCCGGCAACATCTGCCCCAACTGCGCCGCGCCGCTCGGCCCGGAGTCCTATATCGCGCCGCAGTCTTCGCAGGTCCCGCAGATGCAGGGCACCACCAGCTACGCCAAGGGCGCGGTGGAATTTACCCTCGCCAACATCTTTGAGGTGACCGCGCCCTTTTACTCGCGCGACATCAAGGACCTGCCCTGGCTGCTCTACGAATATGACGAGCATAAGGGGCGCCTGCTCGCGCTCTACGGCGACAACAAGGACATCCGCGAGCGCCTGGTGGCGAACGACGCGCCGTACCCGGCGCTCGGCGCGGGCGGCGGGAGCAGCAGCGCGGGCACGGTGGCGCGCGAAGCCGCCATGTCGCCCACCAGCGTGCAGATGACCAGCCGGCGCAACCGCATCCTGTTCTCGCGCATTTGGCTGGAACCGTTGATGTACCAGCTTATCGACGACGAGGAGAAGCGCAATCTGCTGACGGAGAATTTCCCGCGCGGCTGCAAGCTGACCATGATTGCCGACGAGCTGGTGGATATCGAGGAGGAAAAGCTGTGTGAGCACTGGGCCATGTGTAAGCCCGACGTCAGCGACTACATCTTCGCGGACCCGATCTGCCAGGACTTCGTGAGCATCCAGGACCTGATCAACGATATGCACAATATCGCGGTCGAGACTTTTGAACGGGCCATCCCCTGGTTCCTCTTCGACCCCATGATCCTGGACCCGGTGCAGATGCGCCAGCATGCCCTGTTGCCCGGCGAAGGCGTCCCGGCGCGGCCGGGCGTGGGGCAGCAGCTCAGTAACTCCATCTGGAAGGCGCCCACCGCGAGCATGGATTCGCAGGTCGCGCAGTGGACGGCGGGGCTGCGCGAGACCGGCAGAGAGATTACCGGCGTCCTGCCCGCCATCTTTGGCGGCGAAGGTCCCAGCCAGACCGCACGCGAGGCGGAGCTGCGCCGCAACCAGGCGCTGATGCAACTGGGTGTCACCTGGAGCGAGATGCGCGGTTTTTGGGCGCAAGTCTTTGAGAACGGCATTCGCCTTAAGGCGAAGTATGCGGCCGCGAGCGGCGGCGACGAGGAGGGAGCGCCCGAAGAGCAGCTCGCCTCGCTCGCCGAGTTAGCCGACGGTAAGTGGCACTGCGAGACGGAAGAGGCCATGCCCATGACGTGGGGGCAGCGCAGAGACTTCCTCATGTTCCTGATGGACAAGCCGCAGACCTGGCCGCTGTTTGGAATCCAGCATCCCAACAACCTGCCGCAGGTGCAGCAGGTATTCGGGATGGACAACTGGACGGTCCCCAATCTGAACAATCGCGACAAAGTGTATGCCGTGATTGCGCGGCTCTTGCAGGGACAGCCCAGCACCAATCCGCAGACCGGCAAAGTCGATCCGTCCACCCCGGTAGATGTCTGGGAGGACGATCACCAGTTCTGCGCGAGCGTAACCAAGGAATGGTGTCAGAGCGAGACCGGCCGTACCGCGAAGGACACCAATCCGCAGGGCTACAGCAACGTGATTGCGTGGGGGATGGCGCATCTCGATCTGACCATGCCGCCCCCCGGTACGCCTCCCGGTCCCCCCGGTCCTCCGGGACCCGGCGGGCCTGGCCCAGGTCCAGCGGGACCCGGTCCAGCGCCTCCCGGTCCGGCAGGTCCAGGACCAGCAGCACCGCCTGGAAGGCCACCGCAAGGTAAGGCGGGTCCGCCGCCTACCGGCGCTATGCCGGGTACCGTCCCGGCCGCGCCGCATCTCTCCGGAACCGCGCCGCCCGCAGGCATGGGCGCCACCGGATAGCGCCACCGGATAACTACGCCCCAGTGGGGGCGGGTAAGAGGTTTATATGGGAACGTCCCTAACTACAGCTTCATCTTCCGCACCCGTAATTCCGCCTTCCGTGTCCACTTCCGGCACGGCGGCGGCACCCTCCAGCCGCGACCTGATCAACGCCGACCTGGGACTGAGCAACGGATCTGGCTCAGTCACTGAGGCGCCAGCGGTATCGGAGGAAGTCAGCAGCGAGATCAACGCGATTCCCGACGAGAGCGAAGTTGCTATCGGAGAACAGGAACAGGAAGCGCCTGGCATTGAGGAGCCGGGGCAGGAGGGGATCACCGATAACATCGATGAGAAGCCCGACATTCCCAACCTCAACGAAACGCGTTGGAAGACGGTCCATGCAGGCTACAAGTACGCGCAGGAAATCGGGCGCGCGCTCGGCCTGGTGGGCGAAGACGGCCGCGTCGACATCAATATGTTCCCGCCCGCGCAGGAGGTTCAGGCCATGCGCGAGGCGTACAGCGACCGTATTGCGATGGAGCATGACTTTGCATCCGGCGATCCGCAGAACGCGGAGCAGTGGGTGCAGAACTGGCATGCTTTCTCGCCGCAGGGCATGGGCATGGTGGCGGCGGTCATGCCGCGCTTCCTCGCCCAGAATCAGCCGCAAGCCTACCAGGCCATGGCGACGCCGGTCCTGCACAGCTTCCTCGATTACATGTACCAGATGGGCGCGCAGCAGGAAGACCCGCAGGTGCGGGATTACATCCTGAACGGCGCCAGAGCCGCCGAATGGTGGCTCAAGGGCGGTCCTACCGGCGGGACCTACCGCAGCGACCAGGAGATTCTCAAGCCCCAGCAGCCGCAGCCTTCTCCCGTGGAGCGCGAGCTGGCGTATTCCCGCCAGCAGCTCGCCCAGATCCAGCAGCGCAGTCAGCAGGCGCAGTGGACGCATTTCGCTGATAGCGTGAACGGGCAGATCGGGCAGCAGATGGATGCGTCCATCGGCCAGGCGCTGGCGCCCCTCCAAGCCTTCTATCCCAACCCCGTGAGCTTCGATGCCGTGCGCAACGAATTTATCGGCCGGCTGCAGCAGCAGCTCCGGAGCGACGATTTCGGGCGGCGGCAGTTCGCGATTGCCATGGAGCGCGCCCAAAGGACGCGCAGCCAGGAGGATCAGGAGGCGCTGGTCAGTCACTACATGACGATGGCGCGGCGCGCAGTCAACGCCGTGCGCGGCAAGTTCATCAGCGAAGCCAGCCAGGGCATCGCGCAGAACAGCGCCGCCCGTCATAAGCAGTTAGCC